CAAAAAACTAAGCAAAGACGAAAGAATGTACCTCACCACGTATATCTCCATGTAAAACGGGTAAGCGTATTTCAGAACTGCAAGCCAAGGAAGCAAAAGAAAGAAAACAATATAAAACCAAAAACCCCTAGACAAATGTCCAAGGCAATCGTAGATAAAGCCTCACGCTTCCAAAGAAATAACAACTTTACCTATAAGGATGTACACGCCAAGTACGGCGACCACTTCCAATGCGCCATAACAGGAAGACCACTATCCTGGAATAAACCACACGAATACGAATACGACCATATCCTCCCAACCGCAAGAGGTGGCGATAATTCAATCGAGAACCTACAGATCGTATGCACGGACGCAAACCGTGCAAAGAACGATATGACAGAAGACGAGTTCCTCGATCTATGCAAAGAAGTAGTACTAAACGCGGGATACAAACTTTGGAAGCCATCAGGCTCATATCACTCAAATCTCGCAAACAAGTAACACTTAGGCTACACAAGGCTACGGGATCGAGGATCGATCAGCGAGCCGTGGCAAGGCACTAATCGCGGTACGCGATACGCGGATCACGAGGGGGACGGCAGACGCGGTACGCTGGGGGCGCTTATGGCGAAAAAAGTTGTGGGGGGAGTGATGATAATACAGAAAAACGCGGACGCGCCGGCGCACCCCCGCCCCCCCGCCTGGACGCGCTAAGACTTAACCGCGCAACGGCACAGTAGACTTTAAATCGTTTGCTAATCCGCTTAGATATCGCGATTGATGGCGAGGAACGCGGAAAGATGGCGGATCGATGGCGAGGAGATGGCGATGGCGAGCGAATCCGCGATGGCATGGAACGCATCAACGCATCATGATATGTTGATGGGTTTTGCGTGGACTGAAAAAAGATAGGGTGTAGTAGAAATGCATTGGTTTGCGATCACCTCGCGATTGAGTTGCGATTCGTTTGCGTCTTTCCCTTTTCGCTGATCGCTTGATTCCCTTGCTCGCGATTCCTTGCTTGTTTGCGTTCTCGATTCGCGGATTCGATAGATCGCTTGATTCCCTTGCTCGCGGATATGTTTTTGCTCTAATTTGCGTAAATCGGTGATCGTGAAACGATCCGCGTAACGCGTAGAGGCTAGTGTTTATGTGGTATTGGGGGCAAAGTGTATTTTGTGTTATTTCTTGCTTGCTTTTAGTGTACGTTTGTAGTTTGGTAAGTGTGGCAATGATGCCAAATACAAAGAAAGAAAATATAGTTATGAAAAGTTATCCAATATGGAACAATGTCCAAGCGTGTATCTACAAAAGCTCAAAGAGTTATGGAGCAAGGGAGCAATCATGTGTTGATGTTAAAGTGGGAACAAGCTCCCGAAATAGCTTTGACTTTGTGAGTCACCGCACAACTCGCAGAGTTCATGAAGATGGAAGCGCAGAATTTCGCTTCTATGTAGATGATCAACTCATCAAACGCGCTTTGGTAACTAAGAAAAAAGAATATCGCGAGTTACCAATCGAGGATTTGCAAATCGTTTTAGCGTCATGATCGCACTTTTACAACTACTCGCGATTTTTTGGGGTCCTTACTTGATGGTAGGGGCGTGGATCAAATTAAAACAATTAATGCAAAGGAGATAGAGAGATGGACAAACAAGAAGAAGTACTCGCACGCATCAATGATTATGATGGGGAAGCTAACCATTACCTACTGATATGGGATGATCCCATGGTGATGGAGATTCGTAACGAAAAGCAATTGCGGAAAATGTTTGAGGAATGCAAAGCATATGATGGCGGAGATATGCTCTTATGCGGAGAAAAACGCTTTCATTATGAGGCACAATCAAGCGACATTGATGGGATCATGGCGCATCTAAACAAAGAGAAAGAAGTCACGATTGGAGAAATGCGCAATCCATCCCCTCAATATGTAACGGATAAAGATGGATATGTACGCATTCGCAGAATCTATAACAACGGAGAATAAGAGAAATGAGTAAATTTACAAGATGCGGATTGAACGCGGATTGGAGCTTTGAAGCATGGCACTATGGCGATAATGAACCTAATTGCGTTGATGGCGATTATTACATCGTTGATCTAGAGGGCGATGGTTTCCAAGTGGTGCAATACTTTCCTAATGAGTTGATGAAAGATGATTATGATGAAGAGAAAGTCAAAGTATTCCACGCCCTTCTTGAATCTTTGGATGAGGCTAAAAATTACATAAAGGAGAAACTAGCATGAACGAAGCACAAATTTTGGCATGCGAGAAAAGGGAATTAGTTTCCAAGATTTCGTATTGGGAGAACCAAAAACGAAAAGCTGAAAAGCGCTTGGAGAAACTACTTATCGAGGTTGAGGAAATAGAAAAAAAGATAACAAAGGAGAAACTCGTATGAGTGATACATTCGACAAAATCGCGAGCAATTTCATTGCAACGCTAAGTAAAGAGGAACTCGATTACTGCACCGATGACATCGAGAAATACCCCGATCACTTCGGATTTGCTGGATTACAGGATTTGATGGATGCGAATGTTGAGCTACTCAATACAATTGAGAAACTTAACCTAAAAGTGCCTACCAATCGCCCTCACTTATGCGATGAAGAAGCATGCGAGTACCTCAATAAATGCATTGATCGCATTGATGAGAAATTAAAGGAGATCGCGAACGCATGAAGCACGCAAGCGACATTTTCCCAACCGCATTGGCGGAGCTACTCGCGATTAGCGAGAAAGCACGCCAGGAACGAGAAACGCGGGCAAAGGATACAATGCAACGCGATACGAGAAAGGCGGATGATCGTGTAACGATCCGCGTATCGCGTAAACGCGCAAGGCAGATGGCTTTACCATTAACTAAATAACAAAGGAGAAAAACGATGAAAAATAACGCATCTAACCCATTGAGCAATTGGCTCGATGATAAATTAATCATTGTCGGATTGGACAAATCAAGCGAATCGAAGCTAAGGAGAAACTTGGAAGCGGATCTTGCTAAGTCTTTCATCAAAGACGCAAACAAGAGAAAGAAGAAAGCCTTAAAAAAGGAGAACGCATAATGGAAGCCACAAAAGAGAAACGCGCCACATTCACGCCCGGACCTTGGCATGCATATCAATCGCGCAAAAATGTCCATCGAGATATTGCGTCCCATGACGGCAGTAAGATCGCGAAAGAAGTACACCACGCAAACGCGCGATTGATCGCGGCGGCTCCGGCGATGTACGAAATGTGCAAGCTATTTGAGGAATGCATGGAAAATGTAGATAGAGAGGGTGAATATGACGCGAGCTATGAACTTGCAAAGGTCCGCGAGGTTCTCGCCAAGGTAGAGGGGGGTGAGGGATGAGCGAAGAGAAATACAATAAAGCCGCCCTGGAGTTAGTCGATTGGGTTGAGAGAAACGCGGAACTAGAAGCCGCCCTTGGCGTGCTATTCATGGACATGTGCCTAGACTTTTGGTTCAAATGTGCCGGACCCGAATCCGCGATGGAAGCCATTGACAAGTTAATGCGTGCAAAGATTGACGAATACTACAAGGAGCAGAAAAGCCATGAGAATAATTGAGCAAGAAGAGAAATACCTTAAAATTCAACAATGGTTGCGGAAACGCTACACCAAAAACGGATTACTCACTATTGATGTTGGTGGAAAGCCAACGAAGTATAAGCGCCTTGAGACATTAGCTTGGTGGAAATATATGTGTAAAGGTTATCGATGGATGGAGATGGCTGATGGTTCATGGGAATTATGTTCTGTTAGTCGATCAGGTTTGACCATGCCATGCAAGTCATGAGCAGTAAACAAGACAACGACATGATCCCGCGCATCGCGCTTGGGCTGGCCATCTTCGTGGCCATGCGTTTCGCGCCCAGGTTGATCGCGTGGTGGAATAAGAGAAAGGAGAAAACGATATGAGCGAAATTAAGGAACTTATAACGCAAGCGATATCTGCGGGTATTGCAAAAGAAGACGCATTCCTTTGGGTATCTCAAAGGGTGAAAAAATATGAGGCTCCTGTGGATTGCACAGATGCATATGCAAGAGCGTGGTCCAAAGCTATGGGCGGGCCTTCCGTTGGTGACCTTACCAGGTTAATCGAGGAAATGTATTGAGAGGAGAAATCCGAATTAGCCCCATAGACCCACCTAAAAAGCGTTTTGATTTGAGATCACGCAATTATCGACACAAATAATCAAAACGCTTTCTATGCCCCTTCTTGGAGACGAGAGGGGGCTTTTTGTATCCTTATGTAGTCTCACCAAGGCGACTGACTCACTTTTCCGTCATTCAAGGTAGGAGAAACCGCCAAGGTGAATCGTCCAACGGATGGATGGAAGTCAAAGTTGGTAGCCATGCTTTCCCCATTCCTGTTTTTCGCGACATTAAAATGAATCTCCCGCTTATCGTAGTCAGTACCATCATCGGATCTCGATAGGAGAAACACGCAGTCCGCGTCTTGCTCAATGGACCCACTCTCGCGCAGATCGGAGATCACGGGTTTGCGGTTCTGCGTTTCCAAGGCTCGATTCAATTGGCTCAACGCGAGAATCGGTACACCCAGCTCCATCGCGGTTTGCTTGAGAACGCGAGAAATGTAGCTCACCTCTTGCACACGGGAATCGTGGCCAGGTGCGGAGAGTAGTTGGAGGTAGTCGATTACCGCAAGACCTACCCTACCCTGTATCACCTCTTGGGCGAGAAATGCGCGGAATGAATCCACCGTGGCAGAGCTATCATCCTTGAATGTTATGGGCCATGACTTCATACGGTTCTTTGTACCTTCCAGCTTCTTACGATCCTCCGCAGAAAGGTCACCCTCCTTGCGCGGGCGGGCAACCCCACTATCGTGGGAGAGCAACCGCCCAGCACATTCGCTTGCACCCATTTCCAATGATGCATACGCTACCCTCAACCCATGACGGGCAATCCCATATGCGAGTTGCACCGCAAACGCAGACTTCCCTACTCCAGGACGAGCCGCTAATACATACAACGCACCTGGGCGGAATCCACCTCCGAGAATCAGATCCAGCTTATTGAATCCTGTACTCACCGCAGAGGAGTCACCCGCATCCACTCTGAGAAACTCCGAGTATGCTTCGTTCCCCGCAGTACCGCACTTGACTTGACCTCTTCCCTTGGAGATAGATTTCGCAACGCGGGTAGTGAAACTACCAGCCACATCTTCCGCACTCTTTCCTTCCTTGATCTCATCCTGGGCATAGAAGATCGCTTTCTCCACCGCCCGAAGGTTCCGGCTATCGATCAGATGATCGATGTATCGATCTATTGATCCACCGCCATATCTTTCGGAAAGAGAAATTGCATCTGATGCAAGATCGGGTTCGTGGATAGCGACATCAATCTCATTGCATGGGGTATGCTTTCCTATGAGATCGAATATCTTTTGGTGTGTTGGATTTACGAAGTCCTCATCCGTGAGACGCTCAAGAGCGAGGGCGGCGCATTGTCCGCTCTCATCTCTGAGACATCCAGCGAGGACTGCTTGTTCGGCAACATTGAAATCCATTAGATTACTTTTACTCCTTGATGAAGTTGTTTTCTCGCACCCTCGAACTTCTCACCCAACCATCCGCGACATGCGTTCCTGTAACAGGCCTCCCAATCTGCATA